CATAAATTTTTCCCTGGATAATTGATGTTTGTTTTTTATCAATCGTAATCGTCGCTCCAGGGCTGATTGTTGGGCTCATTGTGTCGTTGCTCACTTCAAGCTCTACATTTTCAGGCTTGCTTGCCTCATCGATAAACGGTGGCTTGTTAAATACGTATCCTTCATGCCTGGATAACACTCCCGCCCTCAATCTCATACGAATTAGCTCGTAGAAATCAAAATGCGTCACTTCAGCTAGAGCATATAAGTAATCAACGTCAGGTAGTCGGTCCTTTTCATATCCCTTAATCGTGTTCACATGCCAAGGGTAAATTTCAGTGAATTTAGTCCTTTCAATGGCAGATTTTCTTAAATTAAAGATAAAACCGCAAAACTCACTCGCATTCATAGTAGTAACTCAACAAAAAAATACATTTATTAATCAATTAGATATCAGCAGAAGGACAAAAACATGTCCACACGGTATTGACCAATCAAAAAATAAAGACAAGTATATGTCCACCTGTGGACACAAACGTGTCTTTAACTAACTGCTAATTTGTAAGGAATACAATATGCCCAGTAACGATTGGCACCCAGCAGACATCGTTTCTGAACTCAAAAAGAGCAACACTAGTTTGCGTCGATTGAGTTTAGAAAGTGGCTCAGGCCCATACGCAGTGCAGCAAGCACTTCATCGTCCGTATAAGAAGTCAGAGAAAATAATCGCTGATGCCTTATGCACTACCCCTCAAAAAATATGGCCATCTCGCTACAACGACGATGGCACACGTAGAAAAGGACTCTACGCAAAAAGCCCAGAAAACAAAAGACAAAATGACGACACCGTCTGCACTGAGGGCGGGGAATAGTCATGGAAAATACATTTACAGCTAAACAAATAGCCGCTGCCGTTGGTGTAAACGACAGAACAATCAGAACACGCGCCAATAAAGACAATTGGGCGTCTGTTTTAAAGCCTGGTCGTGGTGGACAAATCCCTCATTATGTTTTTGCGTCATTGCCCAGCGATATTCGTGAAGCACTGAGCAATATGGAGTCTGAAAGCGGTGCCACTGTGAAAGGGGCTAGCGCAGGGCGGTTCGTAACTAACACCCAAGCCATTGATCGTGAAGTTGCCCTTAAAACCAAACAAGAATCCCTTGCTGAGTTCGCTGGCATCAATGGTAAACAACGGGACAGAGCGCTAGCAAAATTCAGCATTATTAATGGTGCTAAAAATTACCAGCGAAACACCTCTACGACCAAGATAATTGCCTTTACTCAGTTTTGTGACCTCTACAACAAGCAGGATCCAGACGTTGCGCAATACCAATCTGAATTCAACAGAACAATCAGTCTTGCATCCCTCATACGCTGGGAAAAAGCCCTAAACAAAAATGGCATTACTGCACTAGCCGGGAACTACGGAAAAACGAAAGGCAATGGAATTATCGACTCAACCCCAGAGCTAAAAGAATATTGCATAGCGCTGATACATGAATACCCCCACATTAAAGGCGAGCGTCTAGCCGATATGCTGGAGGCTGAGTTCTCAGAAAAGTACACAATCCCTGCGCCTAGTACTTGTCGCGCATGGTTAAGCTCTTGGAAAGAACAAAACCAAGCACTTTATATGTCGATGTTTGATCCAAGTGCCTGGCAAAACAAACGCATGGTGGCCTTCGGCAACATGTCGATTGATGTCACGCGCATCAATCAACTTTGGGAATTCGATTCAACGCCAGCTGACGTCATGCTTAAGGATGGCAGATACAGTATCGTTGGTGTAATCGACGTATTCACGCGTCGTGTAAAGCTTGTGCTAAAACCTACATCTAATGCAGAAGCAATTGCCCTTCTTATTCGTCACGCCATTCTTGACTGGGGTTTACCAGAAGTAGCCAGAACGGATAACGGCTCAGATTATCTATCACATCATATTTCTACGGTCTGGAATTCACTGGACATACATAACGACATTACCAACCCGTATAGCGGTTGGGAGAAGCCGTTTATCGAGCGCTTCTTTAGAACCTTCAGCCACGGCATAGCTGAGCTCATACAAGGCTACATTGGCCACAATGTAGTAGACAGAGAACGCATCAGCTCTCGTCTCACCTTTGCTGAAAAACTAGTGGAACGCAAAGAAAAAGGCGCAGAGCGCGTTGGTATTGATGTATCGCTAACCGCAGAAGAATTCGAAGCGAAAATGAACCAATGGGTAGACGGCCACTATCACAACTGCACCCATAGCGGTATCAAATGCACCCCGTTTGAACAATACACACGCCATAAGCAATCAATACGTCGCGTATCAAGCCCCCGCGTACTTGATGTTCTTCTTAGCCCGGTACCAGGCAATGGTTTTCGAACTGTTACAAAATCCAACGGTATCAGTATTGAAGGTGGTAGCTATATTCATGCTGAACTCGGAGCTTATATTGGTGATCGTGTTTTCTGTCGCTGGAACCCGCAAGACGTCGGCAAAATATTTGTTTTTCATGCACTGCATGGGCACTTCATTTGTGAAGCTGTCAATCCTGAAATTGCAGGCCAAGACATCACCATGGCTCACGCCATGGAAGCAAAAAAAATCCAACGTGCACAGCTCACCGAGCAACGTCGACACTTCAAATCACTCGCTAAAAAGCACGACGTTAGTGACGCCGCTCAAACTTACCTTGATTACCGCACAAATCAAAACAGCGCTCTTGAAGCATTTCCGAAAGCTTCGACCACCGTTGAAACCTCAGCCACCAAAGGCGCTGAAAGCGCAATTGATAACCAAGTTGAATCAGGTTACAGCCAAGAGCGCTTATCAGAGTTTGAGCAGCGTCGTAAGCAACTTCAAGCCATTCACGATTTAGAAAACAGCTCATCAGAGCCCGTTTTTAACAATGACCATCACAAGGCGCGATATTTAACAGAGCGCCAATTGCAAGCACCGCTTTCCGTAAACGAAGCCGCATGGCTTACCCAATATCGTCGCGAACATACCGCTGCAGCGCGTCTATTGGATCAACTCATCAAACCAGCAGCACAAACTAAATAGAGAGAAACTATGAAATCTACTACAGCTCGTACAAAAAACATCTTAGCCGCCTTCGATGCATACCAAAACGTTGCCGAAGCCGCGATGGATGGAACCCCAGCAATGGGCATGTTCTCAGGCAAAGCAGGCCTAGGTAAAACAACCGCAGGAGCATGGTTGTTTAGTCATGCTGACGGCATCTTAGTCAGATGTTTAAAAGCCGACACCCTTGGCACATTCTTAGAGCGCTTAGCGTTGGACCTAGGACTTGAAGCCCGTAGTCGACGTGCCGACATGCTGAACTTCATTGTTCGTGAACTGGCATTTCAAAATAAGCCGGTATTCATTGATGAAGCAGATTATCTCGCAGAAAAGGTGCCTGTTTTAGAGACACTTCGTGACATCTATGACCTAGCAAATGTTCCTATCATATTGATCGGTTACGAGCAGCTGCCAAAGAAAATTAAACGCTTGCCACAGCTGCTCAGTCGCATCAGTCAACACGTTGAATTTAAACCAGCTGACCTAGACGACATCACCATCATGTCGAATGACCTAGTCGAAAACTGCACTATCAACCAAGACCTTTTAGAGCAGCTACTAAAAGCATCGAAAGGCAACTTTCGTCGCATCACGGTTGGCCTTGGCTACATCGAAAAGTTCTGTCGCAGTAACAGCATAAGCAGCATCAGTCAAAGCCAATGGGCAGACCGTCCATTCTTCCCAGCGGGGGAATTTTAATCCATGGCACAAACACTCAGCCAGCGTAGTTGGGAGTGGATTAAAAACCGTGGCGAATTCGGCAGTAAGGATTTGTCACGTGATATGGATATCACTTTAAAACAAGCACAGATGATCATTAGCCACTTAACCAAACTAGGCGCAATTACGTCATTGCGCCGAGGTTACAACGGCGCAGTTTATGCGCCAGTTGAAGGGGTTACACCTCATCTGCCCGGTAAAAACGCAACGAGTCCACGCAAGGTATGTATTCGCCAGCGTGTATGGCAAGCCATGCGCTTTTACCAAACCTTCACAATCGCCGACATCATGGCCGCTGCTGAATGTTCAAAAAGCAGCGTCGAACGATACATCAGCGATTTACGTCGCTACAAATATGTAGCCGTAGTCAGAAGGCAGAACGTTCGCACGTCAATGGCCAAACGCCGTGGGCACCAAAACCGCTATTTATTGCTGGTAAACACAGGGCATAAATATCCAGTAATGAGTGCGAAAGGATTACGCGACCAAAATCGTAACGAATTGGTGCCTCTGCCAGCTGAAAAAATCGAAAAGGAAATCGAAAAATGCACTGGTTAGAACTACTCAACCTCAAGGTGGCTCAGCAAGGTCGCCGCATGGTTGAAGAAACAACAGGAATCAGCAAAACCACATTGTCACAGGTACTCAACCAAAAGTATCCAGGCAACTTAGACAACATCGAAGCCAAAGTACTCAGTGCTTATACAAGCATCAGTGTTGTCTGCCCTGTCCTCGGTGAAATAGCCGTTCGACGCTGCAACGCCGAGCAACTAAAGCCGTTTTCATTCTCAAACCCGCAGCGCGTGAAATTGTTTCGCGCCTGCATGAACTGTCCACACCGGACTACCAAACAGCGAGGGTAATGACTATGCCGTCTAATCGTTTCACCAACTCGTTTAGGGCTCGCGTTGTTAAAGCGGGAAAAGCCCTCGACCACCTCGACAAACTAGGCTGCGCCATTGTTGGCATGAGCATCGCTGACAAGGGCAGCGTAATTGACATACTCCCGCCCCCGCGTGGCTTACAAGGCACTTATATCAAAGTCGTCGGCAATGCCACTGGTCGCCATTACAACATGCAAGCCCGTGTTCACGGCTGCACTGTTCAATGGCAAACAGACACAAACATCAACTAAGGAATCACCATGCAAACAACCACAAAACGCATCATTGACACCGTACATGAACTAGCCAGCGTCAAGCCCGTGAACGGTTTTATACTCGATGAGCACGGCAACATGAACAAACTAGAAAACGTAAAGGAGCATGAGCTGCTGCGCGATCAGCTAGTGCGTGAAATGTCACGTGAAGCCGCCGCCCTCGCAGATGAAATTCAAGCATTGAAAGCCAAGTTCGCCAAACGCTTCGAGCAGCACATCAATACCCTAAGTGACCTTTACGAGGTCAAGGTAGGTGGTAAAAAAGGCAACGTCAAACTACTCAGTTATGACAAAAAGCTACGCATTGAACGCTCGAAGCAAGACCGCCTCACCACAAATGAACACATGGTGGTTGCCACGCAGTTAGTTGACCAATGCCTAGCCGGCTGGTCAAAAGGCAGCAACCGTAATCTACAAGCATTCGTTCGTAAGTACTTTCGCACCGACGCAAAAGGTAATTACAACATTGCCGACTTGCAGCGCGTTCGAAAGCTCAAGCTCGACACCCCAGACGAACTTTGGGAAAAGGCCATGCAAGCTCTAGACAACGCCATTGAATACGACTTCACCACCACGTATTTCCGTGCGTTCTACCGCGAAGATGATGGCCAATACGTGCAAATTCCGCTCGACATAGCCAAAGCCTAACCCCCCTTTAACGCCCTTTTAAAAGGGCGTTAATCAAAACGTGTTCACCGAGCATTTTTTGATTAACCAACAAAGGAGATGACCATGGGTATTTTAGTATTTGTGTTAGTGCTGTGCGCGCTTGGTGCCGCACACTTCGACCACATAGGTTTCGCGTTCGCGCTTGCCTACTGCGTGTGTCTGGTATTAGTTGCAAGATTCCTCAAAGGTACGCACCAATGAGTAAGCCACTAATTGCAAAAATTCATATTGCCAAGAAGCAGCTAGGCCTAGACGACGACACCTATCGCCAAGCGCTAGCCACAGCAACCAGCGGCAAAACCAGCTGCGCAAACATGAACGAAAATGAGCTGCAAGCGGTGTTAGATGCCTTCAAATCAAAAGGGTTTAAACCCAAAAAGGCCAAAACGTCTCGCCGCTTATCGCCACCGGGTGGTCAAGCAAAAGTGCCAGAAATCGACAAAATACGTGCCATCTGGATAACCATGGCTAATCACGGTTTCGTGCGTGACAGCTCAGAAGACGCACTCGACGCATACACCAAGCGCATGTCAGCAAAGCTTAATAAAGGCGTAGGCGTTGACGCCGTCAAATGGCTAAACGCGTATCTCGCCAGCAAAGTGCTCGAAATGCTTAAGCAGTGGCACAAGCGCGAGCTCTTAAAATGGCTCGTCGCCAATGGCCATGAGCGCACAAACGACATCCCCGTGTACAAACTCACATACGAAGGGCTGGTTTGGTTGTTTGAAAACGTCAATAACGAGGCCCGCGCTAAATGAAATTAGGTCGCTGCCCCGTTTGTCACCATCACGTCAACCTTGAAGCTGTCGCCCAAGACGAAGCAGCCCGAGAAATGATGGCAGTGGTTGCACGCTTAACCCCCGCTATTGCAACCAGCTGCTTGAGTTATCTAGGCCTGTTTCGCCCGTTTAAATCCGATTTAAACAATGGTCGCGCCCTGCGCTTACTAACAGAAGTGCTCAACATGACCAACAACTCACAGGCGCTATGTCAGGCGCTTGACCAAACCGTTAGCAACATTGCAAACAGTCGCAATGAAAGCGGTGACACCAAGCCCCTGAGCAATCACAAATATTTGACGAAAGTTTTAACCAGTATCCAAGGATGGGACACCAACACAGGAATGCAGACCAATGCAATCGCCACAAGACCTCATTCAAATAGCAAATCAGCAGTTAGCTCAGCCATCCTCGACATCGAGGGAACCGACTGGGCAAACAGCCACGAATCATGATGCGCAACTTGTTAACCAGGCATTCGGACAAATGAAACTCATTTTCGGTAGAAAATACGCCAGTCGATTTGGCTCAGACAATGAAGTCAACGCAACCAAGCGCATGTGGCTAATGGCATTTCAACAGCAACGCATTACCGCTGGGCAAGTGGCCACCGCAATACGTGAAATCATCGCCACCGGCATTGATTGGCCACCTGAACTGCCCGAATTTTTACAGCTTTGTAATAACGCAAAAGCGCTGGGCATTCCCACGTTCGACGAAACCCTAAAAGCCATAGTTGACCGTCACGGTAAATACCGAACCAACCCAGACTACGTATTCAAAAGCCAGTTCATCGCCGTTATTAATCAGCGCTGCGGTAAGCAATGCCTACAAGAAGTGGCTAAAAGCTTTGAAAAGCGCTTACGCGGTGAATACAAAAAAGCCGTGTTCGAACACAAAACAGGCACTCTGCCATCAATATTGCCCGCCTTGCCGGTACCTGACATGCCTCATGCCAGCAAAGGGTACCAAGCTAAAAAAGATGACCCTCTCATTAATCGTTTAAACGCAATACGCAAAGCAAGAAGGGAGCGTAATCATGACGAATAAACCAGAGTCGCAAACAGGGTTTGAATTCAGCGAAGACTTTGATCAACTGCTTGAACACCTACCCGAAATGGCAAACGACAAAGTCAATGCCGCCAAACGCTATAAAGAACATCTGTGGGACTTAGTGCTAATCGTCGAACGCCGCTTACAAAAGCAAGGCATTCACAACGACCAAGCCTATCAGCTTAGCTGCGCCATCATCGCAGAAATCGCCCACTACGAAGGCGGCGAGTGTCGCTACCTACCACGTGGCGACAGGCTCAAACAAGAGCTGCGCGACATACACATGTTTAAGCTTTGGCACTCAAACGGCTGGACAGTGGAAAGAGTCCGCAATGAGTTTTGCCCCGAGCTGAACCAAATCGAGGTATACAAAATTTTACGCGTGAAACGCCGGGCACATCTGGCAAAAATTCAACCCAAACTTATATAGGCCACATATGAAATTCAAATTCACGTGCGACATATGCTTTAAGCGTGTTAGCAGAGGCGACAGATTCGATTTAAGCATTTTCAAATCTTTCAACTCGTGCCGTTCAGATTCTCATTTGAACTATGACAATGTTTGTATTCGATGCATAAAGAAAGTCGACAGCACGATTAAAGGAATTAGAAAGCAAGCAGGTATTACCGAAATAGTGTTTAAGGAAAATCAATAATGCAAACTCACACACACCCAGATTACGAGCTCGAAGAAATGCGCTTAACCGAACTCGAACGCCAATCCCCTTTACTGAACACGATGGTCAACGAGCTCACCGAAGAGGTAGCGCAAGACGATGCCGAAGCACGGCTATGGCTCAGCACCAAGCTGATTAACGGCCAGCGCTGCCAAGTCCAATTGGTTGTCACAGCCATTGATTCACACTTTGTAGATGAAGACTAATGAAAAAGCCTGCCGTTTCTGGTGCTGACCTTGATTTGGCGCTCGCAATTATCTGCGCCATATCACCGCCAGAGAAAACTTGGACCCTACCTGACATCGCAGATGTCTGCGGCTGCTCAATCAGCAGAATATGGAAGATAGAGCAAGCCGCATTAAACAAAGCTCGCAATCGCGCTTATCGAAATAACTACCAAGTTTTACTGGAGGACTGAATCAATGTATCACCAAAGAAAGAATGACCAATATTGGGTTTGGTCAAGCGAATACGCATTTAAAAACGGGTTTATCCCTCGTTTTAAATGCGACACCAAAGAGCAATTAAAATCTTATTACAAGCAACGCGGTCTAATTATTAAAGAAAGGAATAACGCTACATGTTCGACTTTTTAAACGCAGCCACCCTGACGCAAAACGACTTTAACGACGAAACCGAATACGTCTTACCAGGCTTTTTGGCTAAAAACATGATCACCATGATTTACGCTGACGGCGGCAACGGCAAATCATGGTTAGCGCTTGGCCTTGCCCAGTACTGCGCACGCCTGCACATGCCAGTAATCTATCTTGACTTTGATAACCCGCTAACGGTATTACGTGACCGAGGCGTAAACGAAAAGCTAGTCGCTAAATTTCCTAATCTACAATACATACAGCGCTCAAAGTCAGAGCTAAGCCCCTTCGACTTACTCAGCGCTCTATCAAGCAGAGCCACCGCCCATGCATTCGAAGGGCGAATTATCATCATTGATTCATTACGTAACTTTGCTGATGTCAACAACGACGCCAAAATCATGCTTGTGATGGACATGCTCATGAACATACGTGAAGCCGGCGCGACCATTGTTGTGCTGCATCACTCAAACAAAGATGGCCGCAATTACCAAGGCAGTAACAATATTCGTAACAGTGTCGATAACATGTTCCGCTTAAAAAAGCTTGAGCTATCAAGTGGCATTGGGGCACTACTCAGTGCAGTAAAAGAGCGCTGCGCCATTGACGATAAGGCATTCGACATTTGCCCAAACACCCTAACCCTCACCGAGCGAGATTTAATCGAAGCCAAATCAACTGAGGAAGACTTAGAGTTTATCGACCTCGTCAAAGCGGCATTAACCGTGGCACCAGGTTTAAACAAAACCGCCGTGCTTGAAGCCGCAGGCGCAAGTAAAGACGACAAAACCGCCCGTGCACGGCTCGACAAGTACGATGGTATTTATTGGAACTCAAAGAAAAACCACACGCGAATTGTTTACACTCTCGCAAGCTAAAAAAGCAGGCTGACAACTTTGACAACGTTCACAACGTTGTCAAAGTTGTAAACGTTGTCAGGGCCTAATTTAAACTAGATATTTGACACAAATTCAAAACAGGCATACAGTCCGCTGGTCAGAGGCGTCGAAACCTCTTATAAGCGGTAGCGAACCAACCCCGTCAGTGTTGGTATTTTTATGCCTGTTATTTCTCGCCATAGTTTTCTATGTCGGGAGGGCGACGAATACAACACCCTTCGGGGAAATAAGTCCGCGGTCTCTTATAGCCGTTTCGAACCTCCTGACACCCTAACTTTTTTCGAAAAAAATATAAGGAGACCATCATGGTCAATACACTTCCAGACGTGGACTTGCGCCACTATATCGCCATTGAAAACAATAAGCTCATGACATCAACGATGAGAATTGCAGAGGTGTTCAATAAACCTCATAAGGACATATTAGCAAAGGTTAGAAAGCTGGATTGCTCGGATTATTTCACTGAGCGAAATTTTTCGCCTAGTGAATTTAGCGATGTAACAGGTCGTACACTCCCCATGTACAATGTCACCAAAGACGGCTTTATGTTTATGGTTATGGGCTTTACAGGCAAGCAGGCCGCGGTCATCAAAGAGGCCTACATCAACGCCTTTAATGCCATGGCTGAACAGATAGCCGCCCCCAATACCCATGTAGACATACCCGCACTGCAGCAAACCAATCAGGCATTGCAATCAGAACTGCTCACCCTGTACCGAGACAAAGTCACCGAGCTGCAAACCTCCTTGAATCGCAAAGCGCGCAGGGCAACCAAAAAGCCAGCGAACCCGCCCCTGTCGCAAATACAGCAGCAAGCGTACACCGCTGAAAAGCAGCAAGGGTTTATTGTCACTGTGCGCGGCCTCATACAGCAGCACCCCAATATCAACAAAACAAACCTATTAGCAAAAGCCGGTTACACAAAAGATGATAAAACAGCACGCGCATGGCTGGCAGAATTCGAAGGCATACACTGGCACTGTCAGTATGTTGCTGGGGCGTATGCGTATTATCTAAAAGGAGTTAGCCATGAATAAACATAACATTATCGACGAACTGAGCACCCTAACCACCTGCCAATCTGTATTAGCAGAACTATTGGGTGAGGTGCCAGAGGGGATGTGTTCAACTAAAAACTTGGCTATTTTAGTAGGCTATTTGCAAACCCAGCAGGAGCGGCTGGTAAATCAATTTGCCGATTGTTAACGTTTAGCCCGCACATGCGGGCTTTTTTTGCTGTTTATTACGTTTAAATTTGACCCAGCACCCGTTTTGATCCACGATCCTTTTGATTGAGCCCACCCCAGAAAAACCCTAGCCCACACTAAACACAAACCGCGTTACCCGTCACTAAGATGGCGGCATGAACCAAGAAAATCGCACATACCATTATGGTGTAACCAGCCACCGAAACGCCGTTGACCTCGCCATGCGGGTTTGCACCGTGCTCGGCCATGGTCGCTTGCTTAGCGCACCGCACCTGCTACTTGAAACCGCAGGCGTTGAAACCAATTTAGGCACCTTTATTGACCCCACGCCCGGCTATGCGGGTTTCGGGTTAACCCAAGGCGACCCCATTGGCGTGAAAGACGTGGCAGCGCGCACCCGCTACGACGACATCAAACTAATACGCAATTGCTTTTTGTTTGACCTGCGCGAACTCAAACCGATTGACCTTGAGAACGACCCACTAAAAGCCATGGTGTTTACCCGCTGCTTTTACAAACTCATACCTGATGAAATACCCGCAGACCTTGCAGGCCGTGCCCAGTACTGGAAAACCCACTACAACACCAAATTCGGTAAAGGCACCGTTAGCGACTACATCAAAAAAGCACAGCTTTACGTTTATGGGGGGCCTTATGGCTGTCAGTAAATGGAACCAAGAATGGTACGACAAAGGCCGTACCCAAAGGTTAGCCGAGCAACTCAAAGCGCATCAAAACAAGACCAGTGTGCACTTGCCCCTTGCTACCCATCACGCCACCGCATTCAGCTTTTGGCGCAAAGGTTGGAACAGCGTCACCCTTGATGAAATCAAGCAGCACATTCGCGCACAGGGCAAAGCGAGCAGCATCCCTCTTGATTACCTGGCAAAAGCACGCAACACCATAAAAGGAACCACATCATGACATCTATCATTGCAGCGTTACTCAGCGCTGGCCCGTCCCTTATTCGCCTATTTGGCTCAAGCAAAGGCGGCACCACCGAATACGTCGCTGAAACCATTGCTGATGTCGTAGAGAAAGTGCAAGGCAATCCAAACAGCACTGAAAGCATGGCAAAGGTGCAAGCCGTGGTTGACTCCCTTGACCCTAGCGAAGTCATACAATTAAAAATTGGGCTGGAAAAGGTAGCCGCTGAACGTGAAAAAGCCATGCTAGATCATGACTTAGGCATGCACCAAGCGCAGCAACAGACCCTGCAAAGCAAAGACATTAAAGGCGTGCGCCCCGCTATAGCTAACCGCCATAGCTGGTTTACGGTTATCTACATTGTCATATTTGAAGTCATGGCAGCATTTGAAAAAGGGACCGGGCCCAACTGGGAAATTGCCATGCTGATTGCCAGCCCCACGCTAGCGTGGTTTGGCTTTAGAACATGGGACAAATTCAGTAAACAAGGAGCAACGCACTAATGGATATTGTCGACATAGCCCAAAACTCACAGCAGCGCCTGCAAGAGGCCGCGCTGATGAACCACAAGCAAGCCGCGGCGGTACCAACACCCCCTATGAAGGTGTCTGACTCTGGGCGTGCCCTATGCGTTGATTGCGACGACGACATCACAGAGCGCCGCAAAATCATTCTAAACGCCCAGCGCTGCACCAGCTGCCAGCAAGACGTGATTAATTTGAAGCACCGAGGGCGCTAACGTGGATGCCCTCATTGTTCACATAACTGAAAATAAGTTCGTTTACTCAATGCTGCTCGTTGTGCTGGGGGCCGCTGCGCTGTGGTCGCTCAGCCGTTACTTTGCCACCAAAAAAGAGTTATTCGAACACAAAGAGTTACTTGAGCAGCACTGGGAAGCCAACAACATCAAGATGGAAAACCATCGCATTGAATTCACCGCGCACAAACAAAGTCATTTTGCACTGCGCGACATGGTGGTCGATATCAATAGCAACCTAAAGCACCTACCAAACGCCACGCAAACGGCACTAATGCGTGAAGAAATGGCACTACTTCGGGGGCGACTTGAAGGTATGGAGCCCCTGTTTAAAAACGTTTTAAACAACCAAAACATGCTGTTCGAAAACGAATTGCGCGGCGCACAAAGCGGAGATAAAAAATAATGGCCCTAGAGAACATCATGAACGAACACCAACGCTTAAGCATTTTGCATTGCCTAGCCGCAATGGAAAACTACAGCGCTAACAACAGCATCATACAGTCTGTATGTGCAACCTACGGCAACAGCATGACAGGCGACAAAATCGCCACGCAATTAGCCTGGCTAAAAGAGCAAGGCGCTGTCACGTTAGAACAGCACCAAAGCTACACCGTTGCCTGTCTCACTAAGCGCGGCCTTGATGTAGAAATCGGCCTTGCCACTATGCCGGGTGTAAAACGCCCCGGCCCCCGTATTTAGCATGTGGTGGCTTGTCTTACTTATTCCAGCTGTCGCATTAGCGCTTCTGGCATGGCTCATTCATAGCGTATTAAAAGAGGATAAACGCCATGGCATTTAAATTGACCGCACGTGATCGATTGATCTTAAACAAGCTTTCCCACGCACTCGTTATAAGTGAACTTTGGAATAAAGTTTACAAGCCAATGTTAAGTGAAGAACGTTTGGCTGAAATTGAGGCTGGTAAAGATAAATCGCTTGTTGATACGTATTTCGATAGCTGTCCTGATGTAAAAGCCGTGTGGAACGCGCTGCAAAAAGAAATGCCAAAAGTCTACAAGGCAATTTTGTCTGAGTTTGAAGCTGATAGAGAAGCCCAAAAAAAGGCTGCAATAAATGAGCGATAAAAAAACCAGAGGCAAGCCCAGCAAAATTGACCAACTACCGGAAGACATCAAAGCCGAGTTAGTTGAGCTGCTGCGTGATTCATCGGTGACCCAAACCCATGTGCTTGAGAAGGTCAATGCGCTTATTGAAGCTGCTGGCCTGCCAGAAGACGAAAAACTCAGCCGCAGTGGTTTAAACCGCTATGCCACCCGTATGACTACCGTGGGCGGGCGTATTCAAGAAGCGCGCGAAGTGTCAAAAATGTGGGTTAACCAGCTAGGCAACAAGCCTACGGGCGAAGTGTCTATGGTGCTGATTGAAATGGTGCGTACATTGGCGTTCGACCAAGTGCTGCAGCTCAGCGAATCAGGCGAGCCGGTACCGCCTAAGTTCATCAAAGAATTAGCCATTGGTGTTGAGAAGCTAGAAAAAGCCGCCAGTGAATCAACCAAGCGTGAAAAAGAAATTCGTAAAACTATGGCCGAAGAGGCCGCAGAGCAAGCTGCTACTATCGCCAGCTCACAGGGCATGACCGCCGAAGGTGTTGATTTAATTAAGCGCCAAATATTGGGTATTGCGTAATGAAATTAAGGCCAGAGGATCCTAAGCAAGCAGCGATAGCCCCAGAAGTAAAGCTATCTAAGTACCAACTGGCCGTTGAACAAACTGATCGACTTGAAACGCGATTTGGCCTACCTACGTTTATCCCGTTTGATCCAGAAGAGCTATTGCTTGGCTACCAGAAACGCTGGGTAGCCGATGACTCGCCCCTCAAAATTGCTGAAAAATCACGTCGAACAGGCATTACCTGGGCAGAGGCAGCCGACGCGGTATTAACCGCCAGTCGCACCAAAGCTGCTCAGGGTACCAACCACTTTTATGTGGGCAGCAACAAAGAAATGGCGCGGGAGTTTATCGACGCTGCCGCCATGTGGGCTAAGGCGTTCAATAAAGCCGCTGGTGATATCCAAGAAGAGGTGTTTGTTGACGACGGCCAAGAAGGCAAAGAGATATTAACCTTTGTTATTCACTTCGCATCTGGCTTTAAAATTCAAGCGCTCAGCTCTAAGCCGTCTAACCTGCGTGGCATGCAAGGTAACGTCACCATTGACGAAGCGGCGTTTCATGAGCACCTAGCCGAAGTCCTTAAAGCCGCATTAGCCTTGACAATGTGGGGGGCGAAAATACGCCTCATCAGTACGCATAACGGCGACGGCAACCAATTTAATCAACTGATAGAAGACAGCCGCGCAGGCAAGAAACGCTACAGCGTTCACCGCATAACGTTAGACGATGCCTGTGCTGAAGGTTTATATCAGCGTATCTGCCAAGTGCGTGGTATCGACTGGACACAAGCCGCCGAAGACGAATGGAAAGCAGGCTTACTAAAAGACACCGCCAGCGAAGAGGATGCATTAGAAGAATACTGCTGCGTCCCCAAATCAGGCGGCGGCGCGTACCTTAACCGTGCCATTATCACCAAGGCCATGCGCCAAGAATGTGAGGTTATTCGCCTTAAGAAAGACAATGCCTGGAACACCATGGCCGAGCACTTGCGTGAAGCCGATATCAAAGACTGGTGCAATGAAGTACTCAAGCCATGGTTAGAGCGGCTCAGCCCAGAACGTCGCCACTGCCTAGGCGAAGATTTCGCGCGCAAAGGGGATTTAACATGTCTTTGGGTGGGCCAAATAGCACAAGACTTATCACTGCATGTGCCCATTGCTATTGAGCTGAAAAACATTCCCTATCGCCAACAAGAGCAAATTCTATTTTACCTGATTGACCGCATTCCCCGTTTTGTCGGGGCGCAAATGGATGCCACCGGCAACGGTGATTACTTAGCCGAACAAGCGGTTGAACGCTATGGCGCTGGCTTAGTTGAGGCCGTGAATATAACTGAGTCTTGGTATCGCGAAAACATGCCGCGCATGAAAGCCCACTTCGAAGACTTCACTATCACCATCCCCAAAGACGCTGACATCATGGACGACCTGCGCGCCCTGCAGATAAACACTCGCGGCGTACCATGCGTGCCAAACGGTAAAACAGACCAAGCCAAAGACCGCCACGGCGACAGTGCTGTGGCCTGCTGTATGTTAGTCGCCGCATCAAACATGGACGGCAGCGAAATAGCCTTTACCGCGATACCCAGTAAATCAGACCGCTGGGACCCAAGACATAATGATGATTCACCTAACTTCAAATCAGGCTGCTACTAAATGGAAACGTTAGAAGTAAACGGCACTCGTTACAGAGTGCGCAATAAAGACCTTGTGACTAAACAAAGCGATGAAAGCCCTCGCGTAGTTCAGATGCGCCGTGAGTTTGCCGAGCACCCCAGTAGCGGATTAGATCCTTCTCGTCTCGCTCAGATAATGCAAAATGCCGAGCATGGTAATCTAATAGACCAATGCTATTTAGCAGAGGATATTGAGGAAAAAGACGGCCATATTTATGCTGAACTTTTCAAGCGTAAAGCCTGCCTATCAGGCGTGGCCTTTGAAATCCAGCCGCCACAAAACGCCAGCGCACAAGAGCAAAAAGACGCCAACGACATTGAGCAAATACTGCGTGACACAGAAAACTGGCACGACATCATTTTCAATATGGCCGATGGCATACTCAAGGGCTTTAGCAATACCGAATTCGATTGGGGGCAATACCAGAGTTATCGCATACCGCAAAACTTTGAGCATATCCCAGCCACGTTCTTTCAGTTAAAGCAAAATGACCAACGTGAAATAGTACTGCGCGACCAAACTGGCATAGGTGAATCACTGCGCCCGTTAAACTGGATACAGCACAGGCACGCCGCCAAAAGCGGCTACCCTGCCCGCTCTGGATTAGTGAGACAATTAGCATGGCCGTTCATCTTCAAGAATTACTCAGTACGCGATTTAGCCGAGTTTCTTGAAATCTATGGCATTCCTATTCGTATTGGTAAGTACCCTAGCGGCGCAACTGACCGTGAGAAAAGCGATTTAATGCAAGCCGTGTTAAGCGTAGGCCATAACGCAGGCGGCATTATGCCCAAAGGCATGGAACTAGATTTTCATGACGCCGCAAAAGGCGGTGGCTCTGACCCGTTCATGACCATGATGGGCTGGTGTGAGCGCACTCAGTCAAAAGCGATTCTCGGTCAAACGTTGACGGCTGAAGCCGGGAACGTAGGCAGTCAAGCGCTGGGCAATGTGCACAATGAGGTGCGTATCGAAATACGTGATCATGACCTAGCGCAAATTCGTAGCACCCTTAATCGTGATTTGATTTTGCCTATGTACATGCTCAACGGCAAAAGCTACACAGGTGACCCCAGACGTAAACCGCGCTTAGTCTTTGACACACAAGAGCCAGAAGACTTAAAGCTGTGGAGTGACGCAATACCTAAGCTAGTAGAGATTGGCGTGCAAGTGCCGCGCAGCTACGCACAAGACAAACTGCGCATACCAACGCCAGAAGGTGACGAGCCACTATTGGGTAAAGCCCCAGAGCCTGCCCCCATCACCAAAATTGAGCAACCCAAACCCAGTACCGCGCTTAAGCACGCGCTGGCCGCGCTCAAGGCAACCCATATCGACGATGACACCGACGGTGCTGATGTATTAACAAAACGCTTAAAGCGCGAAGTTGCCCCAGCGTTCAATAAAATCATGTCGCCTATTGAAGAGCTGGTAAACAATGCTCAATCATTGCCAGAGCTGCTTGAGCAATTACTTGAACTAGAAGATACACTCGACAGCACAGAGTTCGAGGCGGTGATGGGGCAAGCGCTCGCCGCTGCCGAACTGGCAGGGCGATACGATGTAAACGAGGGCGAATAATGTGGTTTGCTCAGTGCGTTTGGAATTGGATTGTCGTGCCTATTGTGATCATCATTATCGTTGGCTGCATCATTGTTGATGCGCTAACTCATCGTATTAAGCGGGGCCTTATCAAGTGAGTACCGCCCAATACGGCTCGCTTAAATTCAACGAAGCGATATCGTTTTTCAAAAACAAAGTTGATCTACCTAGCGAACGCTGGGCTGATGTATGGCGAGACCAACACAATTTAGCCTTCACAGTAGCAGGGGCCACAAAAACAGACTTGCTCGCTGACATGCGCAAAATTGTTGATGCGTCCATTGCGCAAGGCAAGAGTTTAAAGTGGTTTCAAAGCGAGTTTAAACACCTGGTTAAAAAGCACGGCTGGGACCACACAGGCACAGCCCCATGGCGTGCAAATATTATTTACAGTACAAACATGCGACAAAGCTACAATGCGGGGCGCTATGCGCAGCTGCAGAACTTTGAGTTTTGGCGATACAAACATAGTGACAGCCGATACCCGCGCCCAGACCATGCCGCCAAAGACGGTGTTATTTTGCCCAAAGACAGTCCGTTCTGGCAGGTGTGGTTCCCGCAAAATGGTTGGGGCTGCAAGTGCAAAGTGTTTGGCGAGTCAGCACGAAGTATGGAGAGGCGTGGCCTAAACGTCAGTAAAGAGCCCGTTATTGAAACCCGTGAATGGGTAGATAAAGTCACTGGTCAAGTGCATCAAATACCAAAGGGCATTGACCCCGGCTTTGACTACGCACCTGGTAAAGTAGATCAAGTCACAAAACTGAAAACGCAGCGCGCTAACACCCCACCGCTAGCCGAGCGATTGCCAGAGCGCATGGTGCCCACGGCTTTTTCTACCCTACCCAGTGCCGATGTGCATGGCCTAAATCGGGTGCTATCCACAATGGCTCAAAAGCGCCCAGAACTGAATCAGGTTAGTCAGTTTGTTAAAGATTATGATATTAAGACGCTGTTTCTAAAACCCAGTGAAATCACCCTGCGCAGCAAAAACCACAGCAAGCTCGCTGGGCCTATAACAGAATACTTAGGGGTTCCACTTAATCTTGCACGACGCATGTGGCCTGTGCCTCCTGCTACGGCAAAACGAGCGAATGGCTATACGTCAAAGTCGTGGGACCACATGGTGGTAAAAATAAAAAGCGGGGCATCGTTTAGCCGCGTCACTAACACCGATGAATTGTTAAACGCAGCCGAGGCAGTGATTAATGCGCATGCGCTTGGCAAGCCAATGTGGTCTGTATCACAAGTCGTGCGTGACTACGCAAGCAGCAAAGACAATGGCGGCGCTATTATTACGTGGTTACACGAACTAGGTCATCAAGTGCACTTCAAAGCACTCGATAAGGGCATGGCTGCACCAGGCAAACAAATTGCTATCACACGCTACAGCGCGCAAAATACATGGGAATGGCACGCAGAGCACTTTGTCATGTGGGCTTTAGCTCGCCCCACGCTACTTGAAAAACACCCTGATATTGCCCAGTACTTCGATGAACTAATGGACGGCGTAAATGAATGACATATTAAGTAAAGCGCTTGACGCGCATCAACCAGACAGCGAGCAGCTGCTGGAAGCAATGGCGGTATTAAAACAAAACCTGCCCATTGATGAGAAACAAACACGACTAATTGAACTGGCTGCAGACGCACCAGAGCATGAACAAATAAAGTTTGATGAACTGGCCGAAACATTAGCCAGGGAATACATAGATGGCCGGTAGTTTCATCAAAGTTGAACTGACGAATGAAAAGCCGTTAATCAACTTACTAACATCATATATCAAGCAAGGGCAAAGCCTTGAACCTGCATTAGCTGATATCGGTGACTATTTAATTGTGTCACACCAAGAACGCTTCAAGTTAGAAGTTGAGCCTGACGGCACGCCATGGGAGCCACTATCACCCAAAACGATAAAGCAAAAAGGGGGCAACGATAGGATATTACGTGATAAGCACTTCTTAGAAGGGGGCTTGGCATTTCAGCTATCGGGCAACGAGTTAGAATTTGGTAGCAATTTAGAATATGCTGCCACCCATCAGTTTGGCCGTGAAGCTGACGGCATTGTTGCCCGCCCTTTTATTGGTTTAGCCACGGGCCAATGGAACGACGTTGACGAGATTGTTGCGATACTCCAAGGCCACTTATCAGAAAATTAAACAAAAACGCCTGTAAGCAATTCTAAGCCGCTTAAATACTTGCTACCCTACTATGGCGTATCGTAAAAGTATTTAAACGATTCTGGTGAGATTTAAACAGGCTGCTTGATGCACCATGCATCCAGTTTTAACCCAATTGCCTATCGTGCACCTAAATTACCTCAATATCCCTAACTCAGACTAAACCCATCAAAACAGCCCCGTCGTCATACTGGGGGCTATGAAGAAATCTACACTCACTTTAGCCCTTGCGGCCCTCAATGCTAACCAAAGCGACCAGCCTTTGGGTGTGGCGGCTTGTTCGTACGAAATTACGAACGATTCACTTGCGCAGCAAATTATGCCCGCTGGCAAGTTTAGATCCAGTGATGGCCAGTCAGACAAAATTGCAGACGGCTATTGGTACATTGATGAAGCAATTGCAAAGAAAGTAATTGCAGACCGCCAATCCCGTCACAACGATTTGCTCTTTGATTACGAGCATCAGACTCTGAACAGCAAAGAGAATGGTAAGCCAGCGCCGGCCGCTGGGTGGGCGAAGAATGTTGATCTTGAGTGGGTAGCTGACAAAGGCCTGTTCATCAAAAATGTAGAATGGACTGACGCTGCGCTAAAGGCCATCAAAGCCAAAGAATATCGCTACATATCCCCAGTTTTCTCCTACAACAAGAAAACAGGAGAAGTGGTCAGTCTACGCCATATAGGTATTACTAACGACCCCGCTATAGACGGCATGCAAGATTTAATCGCCCTCAAATCGACCCAATCTACTAACCAACCGGAGCAA